GAACTGATTGCCCTTGCCTACCTGCGCATTGTGTCGTTGTTGGCTGAAGACAAAGACCAGGCCGTAATTGAGGTGGATGGGTTACCCAAGGTGATCACCGTACAAGACTTGGATGCCAAGTTTAAGATTGTGGCACTTGATCAAAGTAGTACTCCACTATCTGAAGCACTAAAGAGAAACAACCTTGTCCAGTTGCTACCTGTGCTTACACAGTTGGGTGTACCTGCTGACAAGATTAAAGACGAACTGATACGCATTTATGACTTGCCAGAATCCTTTTTAGAAGCTCCACCAGCACCACCAGCACCACCAGCACCATCACAAGGAATGGGAGGTGCCGCACCGGAAGAAATGCAAACCACTCCAGGCGAGATAGGTGCGCAAGGTGAACTACCATCTGCTCAACTTGCTCAAATGCTTAACACACAGAGACAATAATGCCATTCTACACCTACCAATGCCAAGTATGTTCCAAACGTCATGAAGAGTTAATATTTTTTAGTGACTATGAAAACGACAACATTCCCAAGGTGTGTGGTGCAGACACGTATGAACAAGGGTGTGGTGGAGATTTGCATCGAGTATTTACGGCACCAGCAACCCACAGTAGCTGGGCTGGGACGGGTAAGCATGGGGTAAACGGGTACTTCTCAAAGGCATTGGGAAAGCATGTGGCTAACAAGCACACAGAGCAGAAGATTATGGAAGGTAGAGGGTTTGTATGCGAAGCTGACCTGCCAAAAGACCGTTGGGACACAGCAGTCGAGACACAGAAAAGACGTGTTACAGCACAGGATAAAACAATAGAAACATACACAGAGGCTTTGAAAGATGGTAAAACAAAAGAAGAAGCCGTGGTGGAAGCGTTTCCTGCACATGATGCAGTTAGTGGTAAGCTGGATGAAACTTGGGGGAAAAGTGAATGAGGAAATGTTAGACGCTGAAATAGGCGCAGCAGAACAAGATGAAGAAATGGCATTTGCAGAGATGGCACCGCGTGGTCGATTCAGTGCCAAGGCATTGAACAACCTGGTCAAAGCCACTAACCGTTTGCTGCCTAAGTTTGGGCAAACTCCAGACTACCCATCGTTTGAGGGTGACATTACAGAGTTTCCAACAGACTTTGTACGTGTACTGGCTATGTTCCAAGGCGCTACGGATGACGCTGTAGAACAAGGTATTGTAGACGATGAGTTTGCATTTGAGTTTGAAGACATTAGTTCAGATGGAAACCTGATGATACTGGCAGGTAAAATCAACAAGCTGGCATCGGACAAACAATACGACCGCTATTTAAAATCACAACCAACCGATGAACCTGGAGAGGGTGAAGAAATGGTTGAAGACGAGATCACAACAGAAGACATGCCACCAGAAGATGTGGATGCCTTATTTATGGAGAGAATGTAATGCCTAAGGTAAACGGAAAAAAGTTTCCCTACACAGCAAAGGGAAAAGCAGCAGCCAAGAAAGCAGCAGCCAAGAAAACATCTAAGATGGCAAAAGCCAAATCTGCAAAACGCAAAAAGACCATGCCTAAAAAAGGCACTATGAAAAGGAGATAACATGCCAGCCAAAAAAGGATTGTACGCAAATATACATGCTAAGCGCAAACGCATCAAAGCAGGTAGTGGTGAAAAGATGAGGAAGAAAGGTGCCAAAGGCGCACCCACTGCTGCTGCATTTAAAAAGTCTGCAAAGACAGCCAAGAAACGTAAACCCACAACAAAAAGGAAATGAAAATGAATAACACTACCTCCGGTGCGGAGACTGTTGAGAACGTAGAAACCCCAGAAACAACTGAAGCAGTAGAGACTGAAGAGACTGTAGAAACACCTGATGGTGATGTTAGTGTTGATGGTGGTGAAGAAGACGTAGAGCTGATGACCATTGAAGAGCTTTTGGGACTCAATGAAGAAGACTACGAAGAGTTTACAGAAGATGCCAACCACAAAGGGATGAAACCTTTACATGAGTGGATGCAGCATATTCCAGAGGACGTAAGAAAACATGTTGCTAATATACGTTCTAGTTACACTCAAAAGACGCAAGAGCTGGCAGAAATGCGTAGAGCGTTGGAGAATGAGAAGGCAGAACTCCAACGACAGCAAGACCATGCTGTAAACAATCCTTTCCTTAAACGTGCTGAAGAAGAATTGGCCAACGAGGAAGAGTACGATGTATACACTACAGAAGGGATGCAGGCTGAAATCAAACGTCAAGCCGCAAAAATGCTTCAAGAAATGATGAAGCCAGCCCAAGAAGAAATGCAGATGAAGCAACGTCGTATGCAGCTTGAACAGTTTAAGACTGACAACCCTCAGCTAATGGAAGACGACTACCGTTTGCCAGTGGCTCAAATGCTACAAGATAGACCTGAGCTGCGATTGGAAGATGCGTACTATATTGTGAAAGCCAAAGTGGATGCAGAGAAACTCAAAGTAGAACGTGCTGAAGTGGCCAAACAAAAGTCTTCTAGACGTGAAACATTGCGTAAGACATCTGGTGGCAAGTCAGTGACTCCAAGTGGTACACCGAAGTTTCGTGATGCTTGGGAAGCGTACAACTATCACAAATCATTGAAGTCTAAGAAGTAGAGGATGTAATGCCCAAAGGTAAGCGCAACGTAAACAAAATCATCATACACCATTCTGCATCACCGCAGTCTACGACCAAAGAGCAAATATACGATTGGCATGTCAATGGCAATGGTTGGTCAGACATCGGGTATCACTACATCGTACTGGGCAACGGTGAAGTGGTAGCTGGCCGTCATGTAAACAAAACAGGTGCCCACTGTAAGAACCACAATAGAGGTTCAATAGGCATCTGTGTTACCGGTAACACATCTACTGTTGCGCCAACCAGACAGCAAATGGATTCGTTGTGGGGCAAGGTAAAGATGATTATGGAAGAATATAACCTAGACAGACACAATGTATACGGGCACAGAGACTTCGGAGCAACCGAGTGTCCAGGAAACTACCTGTATGCAATGTTACAACAGTTTAAAGCCGGACTGCTTGCTTAGGGTTGACAATACAATAATTACAATTTAAAATGCCTATGTTGAACGAACTCTGTAGAGCACTCAGACAACAACCATTCCACGGGAATACGGTTTAGGCAGAACGACAAAAACTAAACAAATTAGGTAAAACAATGGCTATTTCGAATGATTTGCTATCGTCAACCTTGTATTCCATCCGTGATGGCGAAGTTGACGAATTATTTCAAAAGGTTGCATTCTTAGACAATGCAAAACGTTACGGCGGTATTGAGTATGAAGATGGTGGTATTAAAATCCAACGTCCCCTCTCAATCGCTGAACACTCTCAAATCACCAACCTTCCTACTGGATACGAAGCTGTAAACCTTGCAGTTAAAGACGTATTGCAGCCTGCTATTTATGAGTGGTCTGACTTTACTGCACCAATCGTAATCACCAAAAAAGAAGAGTTGGAAAACAAAGGCGAGAAAGCAATCGTAAAGATTGTTGAAGCTCGTATGCGCTCAGTAATGGGTATGCTTCGACGTGAGTTGAACAAGCAGTTGCTTCGCGGTAACTCTACTGTTTTAACTTCTGTAAACACTTTGAACGGTGACGTTGTTGGTGGATTCTTGGAAGCAGAAACCAAAACTCAACAAGGTATTGCTGGTAACACTGTTGGTGGTATTTCTAAGCAGACGTATCCAGTAAACGGTTGGTTAAACCAGTTGGCTGACATTGGTGGTGCTTTTAGTACAAACGGTATTCTTGGTATGCAACAAATGGCAATCCAAGCAAACACTGTAACTCACATGGGTGAGATTCAATGTGTGCTTTTGTCTGAAGCAGCAATGGCTAACTACCGTCGTGCTTTGTTTCAACAAGAACGATACATCAATGAGAAGACTCTTGATGGTGGACGTATGCAACTTGCTTTTGGTGGTGCTGTTGTTGAGCAAGACCTTGAGCTTGGATTTACATACAACGCATCAACTGGTGCTGCACCATTGTCTGGTTACTTCCTTAACTTTGACGGTGTTAAGTTGTGCATGCACAAAGATGCTGACTTCGCTGTTTCACCTTTTGAGCACATTTCTGGAACTACAGCACGGGCTGCCCAATTGTATGTTAAAATGCAATTGATTGCAGACCACCTGGGTTCATGTGGTGTTCTCTTCGACGCAGACACTTTCTAAGGGGGCTTATCATGGCTACACAAAACATTATTCAATACTTGGAAACTTCTCAGTACAACGCATTGCCTATTGGTGGTACGGTACCTGTAGGAATCGAAGCGATGAACCGTCGTCAAATCGAAACCTTCATTGCATCTGAGGCTATTGCTGTTGGTGACACTGTTGCTTTGGACTTTTCTAAAGCAGGTAGTGGTGACAAAGGTATTTTTGTTGTCAAATGTGACGATAATACTGCAACCAAAAAATGCGCTGTTGGAGTTGCTATTTCAGCCGCAACCGCTGCTGGAGATACAGTTGATGCTGTGATTGCTGGTATGGTAGACAATGCAAAAGTTGCTGGTGCAACTGCTGTTGGCTCTTCTATGGCTGTTTCAGCTGCTACAACTGGAGAGTTGGCGGTTTACGCTGCCGGTGATACTTTGCCTGTCTTTGCTATTGCTGCAACCGCACATGCTGGTGGTACTGCAACAGTATTTGTTATCAAGCAGTTCTAAGTTCGATTCTTTATCAAGCCGAAGGGGTGGGTGTTTCGCCCATCCCTTTTTTCGTATGGTGACCTATGGCAAATTTAAAAGCATTGAGACAGAAAGTTAAGAACATTACAGACTACAGTCCGGAGCTTCAACAGTTTAATGACCAACTGGATGAACTGTTGAACGATGCCTACTACTGTATTTGGACGATGAAGCGTTGGAGTTTTAGTACTGAACTCAGCACTATGCGATTGCACACAGACATAACGACCAGTACAGATACAGAAAACAATGCCGGTGCGAATATAAATCTTACAGTAAAAAAAGGCGACAGACAGATAGAGTTTTCTGCAAACATTGATAGATTTCATGACCCTGACATATGGGAAGGTCAACCAATAGAAATAGACAACATGGAATACACTATTTCAAAAGTTGTAGATATGCATACAATACTGTTAAAAACACCATTTCAAGGCACCACTACTGCAACAAACACAGGGTGGAAAATAAAAAAGCGATGGTATGACCTTCCAGTTAACTGTTTGGAGCTATTGTATTTAGGGCACAGGGATTACCCCTACGTAAGTGCCAATGGCTCACAGAACCCTTATGGTAAGTCTACTGCCATTTTACCCAGGCGTGAAGAAGACTTGGATTTGAGAGTGGATTACACACAATCCTATGCAGAGGCATACATAACAAGCCCTACGCTACACATAGAGCCAGCAGAACAACTGACTATAAACGAGTTGGATTCTGGTGAATTTCAAATAAATAAATACTATGAGTTTGCCTGGGCTTTTGTAAAAGATGGTAAGGTTGGGGCTTTGTCGGAACCTACTATATACAAAGTAGCCGAAAACAATAAAAAATTAAATTTAGTATTTACCGGTTGGGATGACTTAACTATATTAGCTGACACAGCTAATGACAAAGACCAACAGCCTACCCAATGGGAAGGTTATAGAAAGGTGGTTTGTTGGAACAAAAACTTTGATCAGAATACAGGGGAACGCAAAGGATTGCCATGCTGGTTGTATGTTGTAAACGGTACTAACACACCTTCTCTTACTCGTAATGATCCAGATTATTTACGACCTATTGTTGTAGCAGACACAGTTTCGTTTGTGCATATTGTAAAATTAGACCAACTAGACAACGGTTCGCTTAGATACATTGAGATTGATGGTAATCATCAGCAAATCAGACCGTATCCACGTCCGGTTGGATATGATTTTGAGGTACCTCAGAAGAAGGTTGGTGCAACTATTGAGGTGTACCATAACTACGTTCGTGAAATGATTATGCGATTCATGGTAAAACCAAAGGACCTGCTGCTCTCTACTGATGTACCACAGATGCCATATGAGTTTCACCAGCTTATTGTATACAAAGCATTGGAAGACATCTACTTAAAGTTGGGTCAACAGGGGTTGGCAGCAACGTATGAAAAGAAATACATGAAGGAAATCAACGGGTTGGCAAAGCGATATGTGGACAAGATTGATCAACGTGTAGTGCGTGGACAGTTTCATATGGCCCACGGTAGACCAACATACGATGGTACCACTCTTAGGAGACTTTCATGAAGCCACAACGGTTCAAACGCTATGTACCATGTGGAGGTATCACTCAAGTATTGATGCCAAACATAGGGGACGCAAACATTGTCAACAACTGTAGATACGTATCTGAAGGTGGTTGGAAGGCAGATGTTGGGTTTGAGTCATGGTGGCATGCACCTGCATCTTGGACTGTTACCAGTGCCATTGTTACAAAGTATTTTACTGACAAAGTTGATGCCGTTTATCAATGGAAGAGACAGGGCACCAATGACATTTACACCTTTATTGAGCAGTCAGGGCGATTGTACTACGCCATTGGTAACAAAGGACAGGGTGCAACCTATACGGGTGCCTTCTATGAGAATGACTTGGTAACGATTGACAGTGACCGGTACATACCTAAGCTGGGCGATGTCGGTAGTCAGTTTGTGAACCTGGGACAACATCTGTTGATTATCAACGGACGGGACCGTGCAATACTGTTTAGTGGTGATCAAGTCTATCGAGACTTTGGTTTTGTATTACAGACTCCAAGTTGTGACCCCTTAGATGT